TAGAATAGTTAGCGCCTGGAAGAAAGGTGAAAGAGCTTATCCTGTTTTTACAGCTTGTTTAAAAGATGAACCAATGAAAGTTACGAAAACTAAAGTTCGTGTTTTTATTGTGATTCCTTTAGCTTATAGCTTGTTAATAAGAAAATATTTCTTACCTATTATTAGATTTCTTGGAACTCATCCTATTGAAAGTGAGATGGCTGTTGGTATTAATTGCCAAGGCCCTCAATGGGATCGATTGATGGAATATGTTGAAAGGTTTTCGGATGATGGTGAAGGAAATTTTGGAATGGATCATAGGAGTTTTGATACTCATATGTCTTCACAGATGACAGCAGATGATTATTGGTGTTTTTATACACTGGCAAAATATGCTGGTTATCCTGAAGATGTTTTGTATGAAATGCGTATGTGCATGGCAGATTTTATTCACCCATGTATTGATTATAATGGTACAATTGCTATCTTTTATGATTCTAATACATCTGGAAATAACATGACTGTTCAAGTTAATGGAGCTAGTAATTCTAAATATTTGAGAATTCCTTTTTATAGGAAATTAGTCCAACCAATAGAAGGACAAATTCCAGAAGAGAAATTACCAGTATTTAGAGATTATGTAGCCGCAACTACTTATGGAGATGATAATAAAGGTTCTGTAGCAGCTAGTATAAGAAATTTATATAACTATTTAGTTATTAAACATGAACTTGCACTAAATGCTTTAGAAATTACACCTCCTGATAAGGAAAGTGCTGAGAGTGAATTTTATCCTCTTAAAGATTTAGATTTTCTTAAGAGACATTCAGTTTATATTCCTGAGATCAAAAGGTCCTTAGGAGCAATAGATCAAATGTCTATTTTTAAGAGTTTACATATGAATCTTAAATCCAAAACAGCTACTCCACGTGAAGTAGCAATTAGTTGCTTGGAAACGGCAGCACATGAATTCTTTGCTCATGGTAGAGAAATTTATGATCAAAGAGTAAGCGAATTGCGTACGATTGCTGGAAAGCATGATTTAGTAATTCCTGCTCTTAATAAGACTTTTGATGAGAGAGTCGCAGAATGGTTAGATCTTTATGATCCACTGCCTCAGGATGGCAATAAAAGCGTCTCCCTGACCGACACCTTTCGGTCAAAAAGTTAAAAGAGGTAGTGCGTATATGGTTACGGATATTCATTTAGATTGCATTTTTTCTATTTAAATATAACGCTTTGCACACTTTCGGATTGCCCCCGTGCAATACCCCTATTTAGGGGAGAATCTACCGATATTCAACAAAAATGCGCATCAATGAATATTAATGCATAATTCATATGATGTTTTCAAATAAAAGCATTACTCAAACAAACAATTTAATGAGCAATACTCAGCTCGAAGAGTATATTCAAGATTTCCCTTATTGGGAGATTTTACCGCATTCAGCGGACGGTAATTTTCCTATGATGGAAAATGAAAACAAAGATGAGAAGGAACAGAATGTTTATTTTCATAAAAGTAGTCCAGGTTATATGGTGCCTATGAATGGTGTTGTAGATTCTTTAAGAGATGAACCCTTGTTACAAGATGCTTCTTTAGGAGAATTCTTCAAAAGGCCAATCAAGATTTTTACAGCACAATGGAATGTGGAATCAGGAATTTTTCAAACTTTTGATCCATGGTCCTTGTTCTTTGAAAATCCAAGAGTAATTAATCGATTATCTAATTACAAATTAATGCGAAGTGATTTGCATTTACGTTTTACAATTAATGGTAACGGTTTTTATTATGGTAGGGCTATAGCAAGTTATTTACCATTACATGTTGATGATAAATTAACTAAATACAGAGCTGCTATGCAACAAGATGTAATAGGTATGTCTATGCGTCCTCATGTCTTTTTAAATCCAACTGAATCTGAAGGTGGAGATATGGTATTACCATTTTTCTATTATAATAATTTATTGGATATTACAAAAGATGAATGGAGACAATTAGGTAATATTACTATGCGTAATGTAGGATATTTGGGTCTTAGACATGCAAATGGTTCTACTACGCCAATATCCGTATCAGTTTTTGCTTGGGCAGAAAATATTAAGTTTGCTATACCAACTAATTTTGAACCTGGGAGTATTTTACCTCAGGCTAAAGATGAATATACTGGTCCAGTATCTAAAATAGCTTCTGCTGTAGCTAAATATGCAGGATATCTAACTAAAGTTCCAACTATTGGACCTTTTGCAAAAGCTACCCAATTGGGTGCTGATGCAGTGGGTGCAATAGCTGTTTTATTTGGATATTCAAGGCCAACAGATATTGAAAGTACTATGATAGTACCTAAAACTAAAGGTTCATTGGCTGTGTCCAATATGCGTGATGATAATTTTAAGTTAACTGTAGATTCTAAACAGGAACTTTCAATTGATCCTCGCATTGCTGGATTACCACCGAATGATGAATTAAATGTTCGTTATATCGCTACTCGTGAAAGTTATTTTACAACTTTTACATGGAATATGACGGGTACTTATTCTACACCAGAAGAATTATTATGGCACTGTGTTGTTGATCCTGGATTATATCAAATGGAGGATGGTAATATACCGTTTTTACACATGACAAGTTGTTGTTATGCTTGTATTCCTTTTAAATATTGGCGAGGAACTATGAAATTTCGATTTCAAATAATTGCTAGTAATTTTCATAAGGGAAGATTAAAAATAGTATATGACCCTACAGGTGTACCATCTACTACATCTGAATATAATACAGCATACACACAAATTGTGGATATTTCTGATACTAAGGATGTCGTCATGGAGTGTGGTTGGGGACAGAATACTACTTATCGTAAACACATACGATTAGTGGATTATCTAGGTGAAACATACAGCACTTTGGTACCTCAAGATTTTGGAAATGGAACTATTGCAGTATATATAGTGAATAGTTTGACAAGTGCTAGTTTAGCAACTGGTCCTATTATGGTCAATGTATACGTTTCTGCGTGTGATGATTTCGAAGTTGCTGAACCTGATAGTTATGATTTGGATAGAATCCGTTATGGTGATATTCTACCTCAATCAGAAGAAGAAAAACCTAAAACGAGTTTTAACTGGATTAAATCATTTTTAAGAGTTTTAAAAGCTATTATTGATGAATTTATTGAATGTTTATCTCGTCGTAATTCAGTTCAAGTTCTTCAAGATTGGCCTATGGAAACATATGACAATTTTAAAGAAGGTCAAACTGAAGGTCTTTTAGAATCTGATGAATCATATTATTGGGAAGAATGTCGACCTCAATCAGCTGAGGAACAAGCACCATCTGCACCCACCAATTCTGAGGCTTTAAATACCCTGGGAAATAGTGTTGATGCTAATGATGCTTCCAATTTGGTTCATTTTGGAGAACATATTGCTTCTTTTAGGCAGTTACTTAAAAGGTATACACTTACAGAAGCTTTTAGTTTTTCAAGTTCTAGTGGAACTCCTCTAGTTATGCGTGCTACCAGACCTCATAAACCTCTTATTGGAGGGAGAAAAGATGCAGCCACAGTAGCTACAGCTCCTGTATATGAATTAACTCCAACTCTTAAGTATGTTTATTCAAGGAATCATTTTATTAACTACACTGCTACAGCTTTTGCTGGATGGAGAGGTAGTGTAAGGTATTTCTTAGATACTACAGGTTTCTTTTCCACACCAGGATCAGTTAATGTTAGTAGGCATGATTCAGCATTTCCATCAAATGGTACAAATAATTTTGGTAATTTGACATTACCTGCGGGTTTAGCAGGCTATAATGAATATATGAAAATTCTTGACGGTTTTAATGGTTCAGCAGTTCAAGCAAGTATGGTTAATCCAACTATATCTTTTGAGATGCCACATTATTCACATGCTCGTTTTATACCAGCACGAGAAGGAGATGATCTAGAAACTACAACTAAAGTAGCACCTACTAGTTTACAAAAATCTTTTACAATCTTTATGGAAAGTAAAGGTGTATCTAGTAGTACTAATATACCTCTTAAGTTATATGCTGCTGCAGGAGAAGATTTTACATGTTTTTTGTACATGGGACCTCCTAGAGTACATATTGAAGATACTGTTCCATCTTAAAATCCATTTATTAATGGTTATACTTATGTATATTTTACGATTTTTAATAATAAAATCGCGTTTAACATTGTGAGAGCCCACAATACCGGTACTTAGACATAAGTATTAGGTTGGGATCTACTAACTTGAGAATTCAGTACAGAATTTTTATCTAGGTAGATCCTAGAGTTTTTATTTGTATTGTGCTCAAGTTTAAGTAGGTCGCCAGATCTTTTTGTACTACTAATATAATTTATTAAAGGTTGAACATACCTGGACTGAATTTTATTAGTTTCTGGCTAATAGTCCAAA